CGAGGTCCACTGAGTGCTGTAGTCGGTGGCGTCGATCTTCGAGAGCACCTGACCGGCCGTGCCCCCGGCCGCCACGCCTGGGCCGGCCGGGCCCTGGCTGCCGGTGGCTCCAGTTGGCCCCTGTGGACCAGTGTTACCGATCGGCCCCTGGGGACCAGTGGCGCCCGGATTGCCTTGCGGACCCTGTGGCCCAGTCGCACCAGTTGGTCCGGCCGGCCCCTGTGGCCCAGGCACCGTCGAGTCCGCACCGGGTGGCCCCTGAGGGCCTGGCGGGCCGCCCAGGTCGCCTGTCAGCGCCCAGTTGACTGTTGGGGAAGTACTGGTCAGCTGCCAGTACTTGTTCGTCCAGTCGTTGAACCAGAGCGTGCCGATGGGGTAGCCCACATCGCCGCTGGTCGGATCGCGCGTGCTACTGACCCAGCCTGGACCGTTCGGGCCAATCGGCCCCTGGTCACCCTCCGGCCCAGCGGGACCTGGCGAGCCAGTCGGGCCCATCGGGCCTGGCGGACCGGGCGGACCTGGCGGCCCCTGTGACCACGACGGCGGGCCGATCGGATCGGTGGTCAGGTTGAAGTTGACGCGCACGTCGTTGGTGCGAGTCATCGGTTGACCCAGGTCTTGCCCCAGGCGCTGCTACTGGTGAACAGGTTCGAGAAGCCAACAGACTGCGAGCGCTGCGGACCGTGGATCAGCGCCTGACGAGTGAACTCCTGCGCGGCCATCTGCTGGCTCGCTTGCAGGCCGCCGGCTGAGGCCGCCACCATGCGTGACGGGAACAAATGCCAGGCCTCGATGTGGCCGGCAGCCGTGGCGTAGTCCAGGTCGACGTCGAAGGCGTCCCAGTCGGAGATCGGGCCGTCGGGCGCATCGGCACCGTTGACCCAGGACGCCGCCGGCCGCCAGTAGCTGACCCACACGGCGATCGGCGAGAAGTACCCGGTGGTGCCCTGCAGCCAGACATGGCCAGCCTGGCTGACCGCATCAAACGGCGCATCCGCCGAGGGGCTGAGCCAACCGTATTGCACGCGCGCGACCTGCCACGGCTCGGTGATCCACGGCGCCAGGGCGGTCAGGTCGATGCCGCCGTACTGGGCGTTCGGCTGGGCGTACAGCGAGTCTTCGAAGTAGCAGCGCCGCAGGCCGGCCAGGACCGCCTCGCCGAGCTCGTCGTCGGGCGCCAGGTGATGGAACTCGAAGATCTCGCCGGGGATCGGGGCGTTGCCCCACGAGCGATCGACGTCGACCCGCCCTTCGGCCGAGGTGTAGTTGAACACCAGCCGATCGCGATCGGTGATGTCGACGTTGACCAGGCCGCCATCCATCACCTCACCGCGCCGCAGCAGATGCAGGTTGGTCACCTGGTCTAACTCGATGTTGCTACGCAGCAGCGGACAGAAAGCCGAGTCGAAGGTAGCCGTGCCCGGATCCTGGCGATCGTTGAACACCTGGCGATACGGGCCGCAGCGCCGCGCCACGGCCTGCTGGATCTGGGCCAACGTGATGCTCATGCCGCTGGCGCGATGAACGGCTCCTGCACGGTTTCGGGAGTAGCCCCAGTTGGCAACCCGGTGGCGTCGATGATTTCGGCATTGCCCCGCACGCGCAACGCCAGCACGTACTCGTAGTCGGTTTCGTCGAAGTCGGTCTCGTGGCCGGGGCCGTAAACCGTGCCCTCCTTGCCGGGGCGCGGATCGTAGGACGCTGCCAGGAAGCGCACCCTGGCCATCACTTCTTGCCTTTTCTGGACCTGGGCTCGTCCTCCTCTTCGTCGTCAGCCTGCGGTCCTGGCGTGGCGCCGCCCGGGCTCAGTGGCGCGACATCCTCGCGCGTGGTCACGTCGGAGTAGTGGCCCTCGGTGGCCGCTGCTTCGTTAGCTTGCTCGGCGCTGACCAGCGACGCCTTGCCCATGGCACGCCACGCCTCGGCCTGCTCCACGTCGACGTCGACGACTTCACCAGCCGGGTGCTCTTTGCCCTCGTTGTCCGTTACCTGAACCAGCAGTCGTACTTCGGGCATTACTTCTTGCCTTTCTTGGCGGGCAGCTTCTTTTCGTTCACACCTTTGAGCTTCTTCTGCGCATCCTTGGGGTCGAAGCCGGGCACGTTGCCGCCGGCTGCAGCACCGAAGAAGCGCGCTTGCGCTTTCGAGACGGGCTTCTTGTAGGCGCGTCCACCGGGCATTACTTCATCTTTCTGAGGGTCAATGCGAGGCGTGCTCGCTGGCCCGTCTTACCGGATTTCTTGGCGGCGGCCTCCAACTTGGCGCGCGGGATCGGCTCGCCCTTTTTGGCGCCCAGCGTCTGACGCAGAGCACCCGGCTTGCTGATGGCGCCACTGATCCAGTTGCCTCCCTTACGGGCCATACGCTCTCCTAGCTGGTCCTGAACGTCTGGTCGGTGGTCATCGTCACCGCGCCGTTACACGTCACCGACACGCGGTAGTGGTACGTGGTGGCCGTGGTCAGACCTGTCAGGTTGGCGACGATCGCGCCACTACCGGCGGCTGGAGTCGCGGCCTGCGAACTGCCGTACGCGGTCGTGGTGCCGTAGTCGACCTTCATCGCCGTGCACGCCTGGTCAACGGTCCAGTTGATCGTCGCCGTGGTGGTGCCGATCGGCGAGGCGCGCGGCTGACGGATCGCCGTACCGCGCAGAGCGGCCTTGCCCTGCAGGGTAAACGCCAGCACGGCCGCCTCGTCGGCCAGGGACATCTGATGCCCCTTGCCGTAGATCGTCGTTGCGGTGCTGGCGTCCTGCGTCTCGGCTAGGAAGATGACATCCGACATCAGCCCTCACCACCGGTGGCGGCCTTTTGCTGCAGGGCAAAGAAGGGATACCTGGAGGCAGTCGTCTGCTGCTGACGGTTGACCGGGTTGGGCACGGCCCACGCGAAGCGGGCGATGACGCGCAGCGCCACCATATCTTGCTGCAGCAGGTTGAAGATGATCGCGTTGGTGTTGTCGCTGATGACGCCCGTGTCGAACATCTCCATACTGATGTCCTCGCGAATGGCCAGCATCGACTGATCCCACTCGCCGCCGATCATCGAGTAGCCGGTGGCACCCGTGTTGAACTCCACCAGGCCGGCGTTGCTGAAGATGATCGGCTCGCCAAACAGGTTGCCGGTGTTCACCGCTGCCTGTGGTCCAGCGTCGTCGCCGAGCATGATGAAGGCGCCGGTGGTCGTGCGCAGGCCGCGCATCTTGGCCTTGACCTGCTTGCGGGCCCAGAAGCCTGAGACGTCGTAACCATCGGCTTCGACCAGGCCCATGCCAGCGCTCACGTCGCCCAGGAAGTCCTGGCCAGCCGTGGCGCCCACCACCAGCAGGTTGCCTGCGGCGGAGGCCGCCGTGACGATCGCCGTCGGGAACGTGGCCGGCGCGCCATTGCCGAAGAAGATCGCCTCGTCCAGCGCGACACCGAAGGCCTCGGTGATCTTGGGTTTGACCTGGCTCCAGAAGTCGTAGTCCAGGTCGTCCAGCAGACTCTTGGCGATCGGCACGATGACTGCCATCTCTTCAGCGTTCAAATAGACGTTGTCCCACTGAAGGGAGGTGGTCTGCTTGAGACCGCGATCGCGGGCGTCCAGGCTGGCGCCCGTCAGCCAGTAGGCAATCGGCAGCTGCGTCAGTACCGGAATGCGCTGCTGCGCGCGCTTCATCGTTACATGCGGCATCAGGCGCAGGGCGGCTGACTTCTCTTCGACGGACTGGACGATCTCGCGCTGGACGTCCTCGGGAATAAGCGGTGAAGTACCTGGCGTGGTACGTCCCGCGACACTGTTGTACGGCGTATAGCTACCCTCAAGTGGAGGTCGTGCCGTCTAGACGCGAGGAAGGATGGAAGGCAGCTAGTGGCGCGCCCGGATTTGGTTGCGCAGGATGTCGGAAACTTTCTCGCCTTCCACCGACGGTGGCCCGCCGCTGATGAACTCGGGCTCGCGGACGCCTCGGCGAAATTCAGAAAGGACTTGCTTGCGGAAGGCGGCGTTGCGGCGGAGTTTCTGCTCTGCCTCCGCGGCGCCTTCCTGTTTCCAGTGCTTCTCAAGTGCCTTCAAGCCCTCCGTCACGATGAGCTTGCGGCCGTCGAGCCCGACACCGGCGCCCTCGAGCGCGAGGATGCGCTGGCGCTCGGCTTCGGGAAGTTGGGTGACCAGGGGGTCCAGGGTGTAGCGGTCGTGCTCGGCGCCGACCTGGCTGAACAGGCCCGCGATCGAGCTGTCCGCGGTGGCTGCCTGCTCGGCATTCCGCTCCTGCTCGGCATACGCCCAGGGGTCTTCGTCGCGCAGTCGCCGCCGTTCGGCAGCACGTGCATC